CTCTAGGTAATCTGATACCAGTTCTTCCGTGTTGTTGATGATCATATGCTTTCTCCTATTTCCGCTTTGTAAAGGTCCACCAATTTTTCGTGCATATCAACTTTGCCCTGAAGCATCTTGTACATGCGCCGCTCCACCTCGGACCCCTGAAGGTGTATCACTGTCATTTTGTTTTTCTGCCCCACGCGATCAATACGTGCAACGCACTGCAAATACGTCTCTACTGACATCACGGGTGACCAGAAAACAATTGTGTCTGCTGCTGTAAGTGTCACGCCGTGTGAGGCCGATTGGGGTTGCACCAACAACACACGGGGCGTGTCGGTTGTCTGAAAGCTTTTGAAGATTTGCGCGCGAGCGTTGGCTGTTACGTCACCAGAAATAATCTCAGTAGTTACACCCTTCTTAGTCAGGTGTTCTTGGACTATCTGAATGGTGTGCTTGTACGGTACAAAAACGATGACCTTGTGGGAGGCTTCGTCTATGACTTCTTGCAGTACGTTCAGTCGTGGTGAGATGTCGAACTCAACCACGTTACCCGTATCGGTGTACACCGCGCCGCCAGACAACTGCAACAGCTTCGTAAGGGCCGCCGCCGCATTGACTGTGCTGATAGTCTCCCCCGCTGCTTTCACCTGCATCTGCTTGACCAACTCTTTGTAGTAAGAGGTGACCTGTGGAGACAGAGGCACTTCGCGTGTCTGATACATCACATCAGGCAGATCAAGGCACTGCGCTTTCTCGTAACGTATAGCTGGCTGAAGCGCTTTGAACACAAGCTCTTGCGCGTTGGGTTTCGGTGCCCACTTGAAAGCGCTTACCTGACGCATGACAGCGTCTTTCCACGCCGTCTTAAACTTGGGTACTGCACTGGGGTTGACCAGCCGCGCGAGGCCAAAGGCATCCTCTGGTGACTGCGATGCGGGTGTGCCTGTCATCATCCACAGATACGTGTCGCTCTTGATGATCTTGGACAGGGTCTTCCAGCGTACAGTCGTAGGGTTCTTGTATGCGTTGGCTTCGTCCACGATGATGAGGTCAAACTTACTTGCGTTGATTGCTTCGCGCTCTGCGTTCACACCGTCATAGTTGATGATCACAAAGTCGTACGCGCCCTCGATTACTCTGCGGCGTCTTGCGCCATGGGCCACGGCACACGTTCTGTGCATCGCTGTTTTGAACAGGTCTGCTTGCCATGCGCTCTGCATGATGGACAGAGGGCAGATGACCAACACACGTTTCACCATACCCTGATTCATTAGGTAATCCGCTGCCCAAATAGCTGCTGAAGTCTTACCTGTACCAGCCTCGTTAAAGCAGAAGGCGCGTTGGTGCAGCGTGAGAAAACGCGCAGTATCTTTCTGATGATCAAACGGCTTGAACATACCGGGCCACCCGTAATCGCGCTCGATTGGTGAAGGCACAGAGTTCCCGTTTGGGAGGAGTTGTGCAAGTTTTTGCACTTCGTTCATGCCCCAGAAAACAAGCATCTCGTGGTGCTGTTCGCGTTGCCCGAGGTACTCGCTTTTAGCAATGTACTTATCGATCTGGTCTGCTATCTCATGCGAACAGAGAAAGCGCAACGCTGTGTTATCAACTATTTCCATACTACCTCTTTACTGAATGGGGTCCTCGTCTTTCCGAGGTGTCCGTCACTCCTGACGCAACAAACGGAAGGAGAAGTAGCCGAGTGACTGATGCGGTTAAAGGCTTGAAAGCAACTGCGTGGCCATCTGACACACTCACACCTGACTGTCAGATTATTTTATGGGTGCTCAAGCATTTGTCAAGTTCTTTTTCTCTCTTTTTTGCTGGTTTCTGATACGAGGTTTCCCTTAGAGTCACGGCTGAATGAACGATTACGGGAAGCAGATTCGATGCGCACACCGTCCTTGTTCTTGCCGCCCTTGTCCATCGCCTTAACGTGCGCAACGTCCTTGCCTTCGCGCTTGTCGGCCTTGCCGTTACCGTTGCTGTCAGCACCTGTCTTGTCGATACCTCGACGGGCGCGTTGGCGCTCCATACGGTTGCCGTGTTCGCCGCGCTCTTTCTGTTGCTCGTACTCTTTCTTGTACGGCCTTGGTTTAGTTACGTAGGGCATCATCGCTCCTTATGGTGTTCGCATGTGTGTACTGGACACCACCCGCACAGTGGGGTGGGGTTCGCTTGCCAGCTATCATTTTCGTAGGAAAGCCGCATTCTTTCAAGTTCCCAATAGAAATCTTGCCAGTACTCGTCGATCTTTTCACGGGTGTACTCCGAGGTAACAAAGTGCTCGTGCGCGACAAACAACAGACCAGCTTTGATGTGCTTAACTTCTGGGAAATGCGCGAACGCCATGAGCGCCATCAACTGAAGCTGCTTGGGGTCTGGGTACTTGTTGCTACCTGTCTTGTAATCAACAATAAAAGCCTGATCGCCGTCCACTACCAATAAGTCAGCAATGCCTCGCGCCCAATAGTCCTTAGCCCCAAAGGTGCATGGTTCCTTACTGTGCGTGATCGCCATACGATGCTCGGGGTACTTAACACCCTGCATGTCACGCAACGGGTCGAGTTGTTTTTTGTACCGCTCGTAGTTCTTGGCGAGGGGTGTGCCGTCTTTAACGTAGTTCTCAAGAGCTGTGTGGACCTCAGTGCCGTACAGCATCTGCTGAGTGGGTCGCTTGGAGAACTTCTTCAATACCTTTACTTGTTGGTATTGCTTTGGGCAGTTGCTGTAGTCTTTCAGACCTGAATAAGACCACTTGATTTCTTGGGGTGACATACTGAATCCTTACTGGTGAGTTGTTTAGAGCTGAAATGGTATCAGCAATCACCGTAAGTGTCGCCAGCATTAGCCTCACATGCAACGGGCAGTCCTGTCGCCCACTCAGGGGCGATGTGCATGATCTTGGTTATGGCCTCCACTGCGCTGTCCACCTCATAGTCAGGCACTACGCACACAGCGGCGTCATGTACCGTCAGCACTACTCGATGATGGTTGTTGATCTCGAGCATCTGAACGCCCACGACGATACGTGCAAGGGCTTGAACCACGTTCTCAACGACAGCCCCGCCCCAGATAGATATGGTTCCTCTACGAGAGTCATACACAATGCTGGACTTCTGCTTCTCTTCGTCCCACTCCTTGCGTAAGTTCTTGTACCGAATACGCATGTTGTTTGGGAGAATGATGCCGTCCTTGTCGTAGAAGACACACTTGTGTCTGCCGAACTGTTTGGGACCGTTCTTAAACGAACCGTTGAGCATGTCGTTGAGCATTGCATCTGCTTCGCCCCACAGCTCGATGATCATGTCGTTCTTGTCGCGGTACACACCAACGATACGCTTGGCTTCTTCCTCATCAATCTTTACGCTGATGGGTTGAGATGTGGACAGCGTGTGCTGTAACTTCAGCGCACCAGTGCCGTAACCCAGTCCGAGGATACAGGTCTTACCAACGAACCGTTGTTCAGAATCTTTCTTTGTGATCGTGCGTCCATAGACCGCAGATGCAAACAGCGAGTACACATCCTCGCCCCGTGCAAACTGTTGCACCACATCGTCTTGGCCAGCCAGCCACGCAACCATACGCGCTTCGATCTGCGATGAGTCAGCGTTGATTACCTTGTAACCTTCTGGCGGCACGATGGCCTTCTTGAGCGCCTTCTTCTTGGGGTCACGGCTTGGCAGATTCTGGAAGTTGATCTTGTCCATGCCAGACCAGCGACCCGTGTGCGCCCCGTAGTATTTCAGGGGGACAGGAATGAGTCCCTTGTTGCGCTTGCCAATGTCTATGAACCTCTGAATGCGCCCGGCTTCAAGGGTTGACTTCGTGCCAAGGCGCACGGCGCACAGGTGCTGGATGACCTCGTCCTCGCTCTCGCACAGGGCGATGAACCCCTCGTCCTTTTTGGCGAGTGCAGGGACTTCCTTCTTTTGTTTCTCGCTCATCTTCATCGGAACCTTGATGCCGTAGTTCTCGAGAATCTCAGCGAACTTCTTATTGCTGGACAAGTTCTTGCGGACCTCTTCTTCAGTCTCGCATTTGAGCTGGCTCATGAGCGATGACAATAGCTCAGACTTTTCTTTGCGCATGTCTTCAAGGCGGTTGTTCAGCTTCTCCTCGTCCACGTACAGCATGGGGTGAGTGAACATGCGTATCGTCATATCGATCAGGCGGTACTCGTCCATAGGAAAGCCTTCAGCCATGATGTTGAACAGCTTGTAGGTCAGCGTCACATCGTTCTTGCAGTACTCTCCGTACTGCGCTAGGTCTTCGGGGATGAAGTCCTTACGGCGTTTGTCGATAGCGGCAACAACCTCGTTCCCCTTAGTACCTATCTTGTAGCGCTCAGCGAGCGCCGCCAGTGAACCACCAGCGTCAACCCCATGCAGTGCCCTAGCCATGCCCAGCGTATCGAGATAGATTTTCGGTGTGATACCGAAATGCCAATACAAGATACAGCCATCGAACAGCGTGTTGTGCGCCAGCATCATGGAGTTGCGCCAGTCGAATTGCAGAAGCCACTTACGCATCGATTCACGGTCCCCTGAAAACCAAACTGGTTCTCCTGAGTCCACTTGGACTGACGCCCCGATCACCTCGAAACGCTTGTCACGCACGTATTCTTCGGTGGTCTGAGTCCGAAAGCCAAGGCCCTTACTTGTGTAGTAAGTTTCAAAATCGATGGTAAGTAGGCTCATGTCGTTTTACTTGATTGAATTGATTTCGCGGGTGAGATACCACTGCGCCTTGAGCAAGTCTTCCTTGCGGTTACCCTTGTGGTCTGAGCGAGTGATGTACTTGACCACGTTGCCAAGGTTGTACCCAAGCTCCTTGGCTTCAATGAAGTCTATGGTCTCGATGCCACCGTACTTGTAATGCGCGGGGTGATTCACTAGGTCGGGGGTAGGTTCCACCATAGTAATCTTCTCTGTGATGGACCCATCCTTGTGTTGAGTGAGATCAACCAGCATGTGTGGCGCGGGTTTAAATTCCGCTTGCATCTTGGCTACCGACTTCTTGGTCAGGTACTGCTTAGGAATGTACTTAACATCCATATTGCGTTTGGTCACGTACACAAATTGGTACTTCAACCCGAGGTCCTTAGCCACCTCAGCTACCTTCTTGGTTGGGTTTTGTTTGATGTACTCGCGTACTTTTGCGGACTGGGAAATTTTAGCCATGTGGGTTCTCCTTTAGTGGCTGGCTGCAAAAAACTTTGGGTAATTTAATTAGTCGTTTGATATCGGGTCGGGGGCAATTGTCTGGGGGTACTACGACACACCAGATAGCTAGAGGTGGGTTACGGCCATGCCGCATCCACCTATCGATGTAAGTGTCAGGCATCTTGGCTAAGAGCTTGCGAATACCGCTTGGCTCACGCTCAAGGTTGTTGGCGATTGTGCCCACATCCAGCCCGTCAGGGTTGTCTCTGAGCAGTGTGCGCAGTGCCGCCGTGGTGTTGGTTCTCATAGCTCGTGCTTGTTCAGTGAGGGTTTAACACCGGGATGCGCTCGGCTGTGGATACTGAAGGCTTTGTAGGCCACCAAGTTTTCCGCTGGCGTCAGATGCG